ACCATCAATAATGTTGATGCTATCGAGAATAGCAATATGAATTGCCCGATCTTGAATCCATTGTTCGGTACGATCGAGCAACCACTGTTCGTCATTGTCTTCTTTGGAAAAGATATGAGGAACGATCTGAACGACTTCCACAAATCGGTCTTCAGGAATGTTTGTTTCCGACAGTTCGATCTCGAACGCTTCTTGTGTCGGTAGCCTATTATACTTTGCTACGTACTTACACAACTCCTTGAACACAAGTCGATAGTTGCCTTCGAAATAGTTGTTCTGAATAAACGGCAGTACCTTTCGCATGTATTTTTCATTGGTGATAATATTCCTAAGTATTGTCTGTTCCAGGTTGTTCATTGCCATCGCCGATTACCGCAGTTCCTTCTTCAAGAGCGTCTTCAATGATATGAGACAATACTATACCAACATGCCTCTGAAGCTCAATATTAGTGTTTGTGTTGATCGGTTCTTCAAAAGGAGACCAAACAAGAGAGAAGTTGAAACGCAATTCTTCTGTGCTTGGATTGACCTTAATAGTATCGTACTGAATAATACAACCAGAAAAGTCTCCTGTCAATAGCCTAACTTGCCATGCCTGATCATTTCCGGGTGCCGGCACAAATTGATAATCAACGTTTTCTTTCATTACTCACCTTCGTTCTTTACGATTTGATCCATGTCAACAGTTCCTTTTCCTTCAAACGAGTACGTATTGTACACAAACTCAGCGAACGCTGGATTTGATAACAAAGGAGACCAGAATTCTTCATTGAATGTATCTTTTTCATAATAGCTCTTTTCATCAACTTCACCAGTTTCTTGATTGATGAATGAGTAACCAACGCGATTACCTTTTTTTCCACGATCAATGAAACCGCCAGCAACAGCAACTTCAAGCAAACCAGAGTACTTCTCAACGCCGCCTTCCCAAGTAACTGAGATTGGAATTTTTGACTTCTCACGAACAAATCGAGACTTCTCAATATTGATCACAAAGTTATAACCAATTACATCAGTCCCTTGCTTTTGTTGTTGACGACCAATGATCCAAGCGTTGTCGCAACTATACATCACACCTGTACCACCGCTGATGATTTTTTTCGGATATAAACCCATTTCATCATACGTATGATTAATTGTTAACATTGGAATATCGTTGAACGTCAGGTAGGGTGTGACAATACGAAACAAAGACTTGAGCTGTTTGGCACGAGTCATATCAGCGACAGATTTTTGATCCAGTGCATCTTCGACCTCTTTTTTCGACGCAAGGTTACCAATTGAGTCGATAATGATGATTACCTTTTCACCAGCCTGAATTTCCTGAAGCTGGTTTGTTACATCAAATTTTAGCTCTTCAATATTCTTGATCGGAGTGTGAAGAACGCGAGACGTGTCGATACCGAAGTTCTTGAAGTAGCTCTGCGGTGAACCAAATTCCGAATCATAGAACAGCATAACCGCGTCTGAGTAACGATTCAGATAAGCAGCGGCCATTAGCAATGCAAAACTCGTCTTAAAATGTTTCGAAGGCCCTGCAAGAACCGTTAGCCCCGGTGTCAACCCCCCATCAAGACGACCCGAAAGTGCCACGTTGATCATTGGTACTTGTGTTGGGATCATATCTTTTTTGTTGAAAAACTTTGATTCAGAAAGAACTTGCGTTTCTTTTATACGCGAGTTCTTTTTGAGTTTATCCATAATAGACAAGCGAAATACTCCTTTGTGTCAATTATTCAACTCTACACTAGTTAGAGATTGATGTCAACTCATTTATGCAAAAAAGTGTTCAACAGAGTGCGATTCTTTATTGACATATTCAATTCTTTCTTTTGTATTATCCTGCTTTACATAGGTTGAAGCCGATTTTTTTAAATCGCCGGACAGATACTTTTTGATTTCGATACAGATATCACGAGCAGTACACGTTGGAACGTTCTGGGCGATCTCGTTGATTCTTGGTTTTCCGCCAAGGAGTTCAAAGTCTTTCGGAAAACCCATCATATGTAGCGCTTCACGAACCGTTAAAGATCGATCAAAATGAGGATGAATTGTGTCATTCATATTTCGCCCAATCACAGCGTTCATTACATCACCAAACACATGAGTTGAGCCGTCCCATATCCCTTTTCCGATTGAATGCTTTTTGATTGCATGAGAACAATACTTTACCCCATCTTCATTGTTTGTATCTTCAAACCACTTTAAAGCATTTTCTAGCCCAAACTTACGGTGGACATATTGAAACGCGGTATTGATTTTAGACTCAAGCATTAGCTCTCGTGGATCTCTATTTGTCATAGCACGTATATACGAAAAGTACGGCTCATTATAAATCTTATGATTAATAACAATATCTTGCTGAAGATCGCCGTCTTGAATTTCTGTAACGTAATCGGTAAATGATTTGCGATCTCTTTTGTACCAACCCATAATCGGTGCATATTTTGAATCCCAAGCAATCGCAAAGGTACGCTGTCGGTTCTGAGGAATACCGTGATACATCGTTGACGTTTTATAGAGAGTTAGGCTGTAACCACGATCTTGTGAAATTTCAAAAAGTCGATCAGCGACGTCCTTTCCTTTGTTCGTAAATAGAGCCGGAGCATTTTCGACCACAACAACTCGGCTATTGAACTTATCAATCGAGTCTTCAAAAACTCGATACATCCATTCGTTCTTTTCGCATTTAGCTCCTTTAGCGGCTTCTGTCAACCCTGTGTTTAGTTGTGATAACGCGGCACAAGGAGGTGTTCCAACAACAACATCAAGTTTTTGATTACCACTATATTCATCAACGTTAACGTAAGGCATATTGAGTTTGCGAACTTCGGTCATATAATGATTATAATGACTATCATTTTTTGCAAACCCCTCATACGTATAATTTGCGACAGGCGGTATGCCAAAAGCTTTTTCGGCGCCTAATGGAAAACCACCGATCAATGAGATCATTGGTGCCCAATTAATATGTGTCAAAACCAACTCTCCAGTCCTGTTTTATCATGTTTTGTATATTTAGACAAGTCGTCTCTTTTATAGTTTTCTTCGACACCGCCAAAAAGAGTGTCGCTCAAAAAACTGCCATCGTAGTATCCTGGTTTAAGAATACGCTTCCTCAAGTCTTTCAATAGCTCAATCCGTTTTTTATCGTTCGAAAGAAGATCGCCCATTGTTTGATAGAACTCTTTTGGAGTCTTAGGGCGAAGAATATCCGGAATATCTAGATGGCGTTGTTCATCGTATGACGGGTGTAGAAACGGAATCACGCCGGCATGAATCATTTCAATGTATTTGCTCGTAACCCAGCCAGGTGCAATTGGAATGATGAACGTAAACTTTACGTCGCTCATCATTTTTTGAATTTCTGTAATATGCGCCGGGCCTTTGAACCTTTGATCGTTACCAACAGAATCGCTCCATTTACCGTATATATTAACAGTCTCGAAACGATCGAGGACCCACTCCTTTAGCATACCATAGCGAGACGGCTTTCCTTCGTTTAGAACAATCATAAAGTCGGTCGAACGCTGTTCATTGACAGATTCGCTAAAATCATAGTCATAACAGAACGCAGTCTCAAGGCCGCAGTAGAAAGGATTCGCAGTACTATACTCGCTCGCCTGATCCTCATACGATCGGATATGCTTTTTGGTATATTCGTAGTCATACTGAGAAAAGGATTTTTCCGGCATATGCCAAACGTCTCTAGGCTGACGCATGGTATACCTCGGATCATTGATAAGCTCGGCGTATCTCGGGCTCTTTTCGTTTAGCCAAGTTGTGATGGGCGTAACATACCACTTTGTCATGTCGAGAACCGAGCAAATCGGATTCTCTGAGTCAGTATCACGTACCTTCAAGATCTTATCAGGAATTGTGACGGTTCCAAGCTGACCGACCATCATAAAAGTATAATCGAGCTCAAATTCTTTTTCCTCGAAGTAACGAATAATATGTTGATAGTAATCATTATTTGTGGAAAGATCAACGCTTTCCCAAACGTCTACAACATTATCATAAGGAAAGAGCTTTGCTCTTTCTGAGTTTGAAAGAGATCCGTAATCCGATCGCCCGATTAGATAGAATGTTTTCGACGGATTGTTGTTTGCAAGAGACCTTAGAACACAGGACGCTTCGTTATCTCCGCCGATTGGTGAATACTTATTCGTCCTAAATTTTATCGACTTGCCGACTTTTCCAAAGCCAATGTTCTTCATATCATTCTCCATAAAGACCAACAAAGGTCGTGATTGCTGTCGCTTTATCGTCTACGTACATGTCCCCATATGGTTTACCAAAATGGAGTTCGTCGTATAAAACACCGTAAGTGTCGAGCCAGTTCTTAGTGATATCACCAACATCATTATGAATTTTTTCAAAATCACCGTTGTGTGTAACCATCCTTCGAGCTGTATATATTACGATCTCATGACCACTTTTCTTTGCGTTACGAATAGCGGAAATCATTCCATAGTTAGGTTTTGCATTCCCGTATTTCAAGTGAGTATCAGTTTCACTGTGATTCGGGTAACAGATTGTGTCATCAAGATCGATTACGAGTCTCATTTCGTTTCCTTATTTTGTAGATATGTAATTACACGATTTATCATTGCTTGTTGTCTATAGTGATCTTCGTAATGTAAAGGAATACAAGTCGCAAGAAGAAGAACTCCGGCGTCAATTACAAAGTCAACATCATAACCACGTTTCTTGAGAATGTCAACAAAAATATCTGACATGTAAGACGGATACGATTCACCAGAAACGAGTTCACCATAACCATGATAGAGATCGTGAGAAAGTTTTGCAAGATCGTAGTACATATCTCCGCCGTTAGCCATTTCTTTTCCCCAGCTCCCACGAGGATCAATCATTTTGATGCTATCGTTCGCCGGATCGTATATGATGTTTCCGCAATGAAGATCGCCGTGAATACAGGAAACTGGCCTATAACGATTATAAGCCCTTGTCGCAATCTCTAGTAGTCTTTTTTCGACATCGTGTTCGAACAGACCAGAGATTCTCTCTTGAGTCTTATCGATCCACATAACTTTAGCAGCTTCTTTTGTGTACGATGTTTTTACAGACGGTTGCCAGTAGTAATCCTTCATGGTGTTGATTACTTTTTCGATTAGGTAATGTGCCGTCGAGCTCGGTATGTTATCAAACAAAAATAGATCCGAAAGAATCGTTCCGGGCTCGTATGAAAGGCGTAGGCGTGAGCTACCATCATCAAGAAGGCGAGGAGTAAACATTTTTTGAAACGGAGTAAGGTTACGATACCATTTTAGCTCGGATAAGATATCATCGTTCTTACTCGTTTTTTCAACTACGTTGAGATTTTCGTCATAAGAGAATGAGTTGAAAGCTCGAGCCTTTTTTGTAAGAAGCTGAGCCGCTGTCTTTTGATAAGACGATAGAGTTCCAATGTCGTGCCACTGCTCTGCGTCAATCATATCAAATCGTTTTTGATACAGCTCAAGAGCATCAGAAATTTCATATCCATTCGTGCTGTCAAATGCATTACAAGCCTTTTTGCCATCAGCGAATGAATAAATGCCTACAAGAGCTTTTCCGTTTTCAATCTGGTCTACGGGTTTGTTGTAGAAATTTTTTTGATCATACATACACCATTGACTGTGGTCATCGACTTCTTTAGTTAGAAGAAAGTCCGTCCCCAACGGTAAATCCCCATCAAACACAAGAGTATCTCCTAACCATACAACAAGAGGGATACTGTGATCTTTGATACACGTTAGCCCAGTTGCGATTGCGTCCCTCGGTCCCTTTAGATCCTTCTGTTTTACGCAAGTTACGCTAAGAGATTTCTTTGTAACGAACTCGCGAATATCATCGAATTTACCGTCAACGATTACGATTTGTTCGATGTCAAAAGATGACAGTTGGCCAAGGATATACGAGATCGCCGGTCGGCCGTGGATTCGAACCATTGCCTTTGAACAGTTATTCGTCAAAGGCCGCAAGCGAGTCGCCTCACCTGCAGCCGGAATTACAACATTGATCTTCATTCTAACTCCTTAGATACTCAGAGCATTTTTTCAGAGCTATCTCTTCGAACATAGGATCATTGAGTTGCCGATTGAGCGGAGACGGGTGAGGCATAAGAAAATGATCTATGTTTTGCTCTTTGAGAATATTGGAAACAAACCGCCCTAGAGATATGATCTTATCGTGTTCTTTACTATATTCAAAAAGAGCATTGATGTCAACCATATTCTTTTTGTATTTACCAGTGTATGGTATAACGTTGCTGAACGAGTAGTATGTATATCCAAGGATAGCCATCCATTTATGAAGGCGATCGAGAGAGCAGTTCTTTCGATACTTTTTACCGGAAGGATTGATTCCTAGGACGAGTACTCTAGTCGACCTCGACGAATTCATATTCAACACCAGCTTCACGAAACATTGTCTGAGTAAAATCGAATGATTTCAACCATTGGTCAGGATAATTCATCTTTGGCATTACTACACGTTTGATGCCAACTTGAATTACGCCCTTTGCACAGTCGGAACAGCAAGGTAAACCCCAGATATAAAGAGTTGATCCATCAAGAGATACTCCGTTATATGACGCATTATAGATTGCGTTCATCTCTGCATGAACTACGAACTTATATTTATGCTCTTTATTAGACCAACGTAAGTCAATATCTTCTTCTACACCTCGTGGAAATCCGTTGTACCCTTGTGATAAAACCTGGCCTTTATAACCAATAGCTACAGCTCCAATTTGACTCGAGGGATCTTTGCTCCAAGTCGAGATTTCTTTGGCTAGCTTAAGATACCGAACATCCCATTTATCCGTCATCATTTCACCAAATGGAAATGACGAGAGTACACGTGAAGGTTTTGGACCTGCCAATAAATATTGCCAAGCTCAACATCTAATGAAGATTTTAAATCTCGTTGAAGAGACTCGAGTACATACTTAGACCAAGCGTAATCATTTCGATATCCAAAAATTAGATCGTTGCTCCTCATTTGCACAACAACGTGTAGTTTGTTTTCACGAATATAATATGTATGAGCGTTAGTGCAAATGAAATCGTTCTTTCCATTTTCATCAAACTCATACCAAATTGAAGGACGATTATAGATCATGATTGCTCTGCGGCTATCCGGATTACGAATGAGTTCGTCAGCAACCTGATAGTACTGAGTGAAATACTTGTCGGAAAAAATTAGGTGACCATAGTTTGAGTTGATTTCACCATGGTCGTTTGCCGTGTACTTCCACGCTTCCGGCGGATCAGTGTCAAGGTCAAAGATGTTCGTTGACTGGCTTTCGTACCAATCGATTTCTTTGCGAATATAGTCTTCATTTGGAGTGCCGAAAACAGCCGGTTCGTCAGCGATGAACGAAGCGCCAAGAAGTTCAATCGTTTGAGCTCCGGTTCGATCAGTCGTAAAGTTTTCGTTGCGCAGTTCGTCAATAAAGTGTTGACGAACGTCATTGATTGTCATATGCATGCTTCAAAATTCCTTTTACGGTTTCTTCAAAATCTTTTAGATGTAGCATGTTAGCTCCGTCTGAAGGCGCTGAGGTTGGATTATCATGAACCTCTAAAAAGAAATTGCTAACGCCCAAAGCAGAAGCAGCCCTGCACAGCCCAGGGACGTAGGAGCTATTACCGCCAGAATAATGTCCTCGTCCTCCAGGTTGTTGAACAGAATGTGTCGCGTCGAATACAATCGGTGTATCATAAGTATCCAACATATACTGTAAACCGTTAAAGTCAACCACAAGATTATTATATCCAAAAGATGTACCTCTCTCTGTAATCCACACTTCCTTTGCATGTTTTGTTTTGCTTAGGATTCCTTCAACATCCCACGGAGCAAGAAACTGTCCTTTCTTGATGTTGACCACACAATCAGTGTTACAAGCAGCTTCGATCAAATCTGTTTGACGGCAAAGAAATGCGGGAATTTGAATTACATCCACAACTTTTGCAACATCATACGCTTGATAATACTCATGTATGTCCGTCAAGATCTTTAGACGTCCATAAAATTCAGCTTTCATGTCATCGAAATCATCAAGCGTTTCATCAATTCCTATGCCGCGTTTACTGTCGGCATGAGTACGATTTGCTTTATCAAAACTGGCTTTGAATATGTATTCAACACCATGCTT